CGGGAGACTCTGCTCCTCTCCTACTGATATCTCCCATTACATATCCTACAGTAAAGAATACTGTAGAGAATAATGCAAAGATAATTGATGTAATCAGATACTCTCTTTTCATATGTTGTTTTATTGGTTACTAGTTTAGCTATATAAAATAAGTATGTATATATAAGTATATAGTATTATAAGAGAATACTAATACCTATAAATATGCTATAGGAGTGAGTACTATATACACATATACACACATGTTAATACTAAATACCTTAGTATAACACTCTTTCCACAATTTTTAATTGGTTAAGTACCAGCATGTTAGTCTACTTGCTCCACCGTGTGGAGACAATCAGGATTCTTCCTATAGATCTTACTGATATATTCTTATTCACCTAGATAAGTAGATAAGTATATAAGTAGATAAGTATACACTTATACCAGTGTACCTATATCTGCTTTCTTTTGCAATCAATTACACTGAAGGGTTGGCAGAATAAAGGAAAGGAGCAACAAGTAAACAGCATCTACAAGAGATACTGTTATTACTTGTGCTATAGTAGTTACAAGAGCTTCATTAGCTTACTATATATTCCGTTATGTCAAGAGTTACAGGAGAGACAAGTGTTACCTTATCTCCCCTGTTACAGCAGTACCTGAACTACTTAATTTTCATCCAGGTCATCTGATTCAGATGTTGCTGCTGCTGCAGCCGTTGCCTTCAGCTTCGCGGCCATACTGCCTGCATTAGGTGCTACATACTTAGCCACCTTAGCCTCAGCTATAGCCTGTCCCAAATTGCCACCAGCCATTTCAACTATGGCCTTGTCTTTCCGGAATTCTGCAGTGTCAAGATCCCAACGTCCGGCATTTTTGCCAGACAGGTTCTTGCGCATCTGACATACATCAGTTGCTGCAGGATATCCCGTAAAGAACAATGGTTCTCCAGAGTCACTGGTTCTATAGTTATCTCCCTGAGATACCATATAGTCATTCAGTGCTGTTTCATCACCTGTTACAGTGTAAACAAACACCGTCACCAATTTACCATCCTTGTTCACCTTTGGATAGTTTGTACTGTAATTTGCTGTTAGTCCCATCTTTTTTAAGTTTTTAAGGGTTATACATTTATTTATCAAGTGCTACCAAGGGTTGGCAGAAAAGAGGAAGAACGGTTACAAGAGAACAGCTGTTAATGCTGTTCCCTTAGTAACTTTAAGTTAATGGATCATCTTCTCTGTACCTGCAGATACAGAACGACCAGTCCTATCCAGTCTTGACAATCCTTAGCGAGCATGACAGCTGCTGCAGGATCTAATGTGTTTACCTGCTGTTCCAGGTGAGGACTTGATTTCAGGTGATCAGCCTGATACCACTAATATTCAGATCTGTGCTTGTGCCTCTTGAGCTACAGAAATCTTAAGGTGATATAGGAGCTGCAGTACTTACCACAGCTCCCATTGTTGAACTAATTACAAGCCAGTTCTAGAGAATCATCATCATCCTCCAGATCCAGGATATGCTTGATCTTCACAATCTCCATTGGTATCCCAGTCTTTGCATCAAGTTCCCTTGTTACAATCTTCTTCAGATTTACATAGTGAACTTGCTGCAACAATACAGCTACACCATCTCTCATGATGCGCTCTGTTACAATTTTTACTTCATTTGCCATCTTATGCTAGTTTTTAAGGTTATACATTACTGATACAATTGCTACATAGGGTTGGCAAAAAAAGGACTACAGTAGTTACTGGTGTTACCCTGTTCTACAAGTAGTTACTGGAGTTACATGAGTTATAAAAAAAAAGGGATATCCCCCCTGACTCGCTAGAGTCCAAGGAGGATATTCACTTTTGCCGTTTCTGACAGTTCAGACAGGACGCTAATGGATACATTAGTGAACTGGCCACAGTCAGAAGGGACTTCACTGTGCTTGACAATGTAGGCTTTGCCTATTGTCACAGGATTGCTGAAGGCCTTTATGTAGTTCTTATGGAGTCTGAAATTGCGCGGAGCGCCTTTGATGACTTCACAGAACACATAGTTAGCAGGATCAGTGTTGTACTTTTGTACAAGAATGCAGATGGTATTTTCCATTGTTAAATAATTTATTAGTTCAATGGAATTACAGGGTTGGCAGACAGCAACAAAACTTTTTGTCCGGCAGGAAAAAGTTTTATTGCGGAACAGACACACAGGACTAAGTGGCTGCAAACACTAGGGGGTACCCCGTTTGCTGACACAGGCCGGGGTGGCTGTGATACTGACCCCATCACAACCTCTTATGTGTCTCAAAAAATATATAGAAAAAAAAATTTGCATAAACCAATTAAGTTATTAGCTTTGTGTCAGATTCTTCTTTGTTCAGAAGCATTTTGTTATTGTTTACATTATGATCAAACCCTGGTACTAAACTACTGGGGTTTGTTGTTTACATTTGTATAAGTAAGTTATATTTAGTATATTATAGTAACCCAATAAAGGTTGTAAATAGTATGCTAGAAAAATTAAGCAATAATGTACACAAACTTTATTTAAAAAATAAATATAATGAGGTTGCCGTACTATCAGATTTACATTGGGATAATCCTAAATGTGATAGAGTTCTACTTAAGAAACATCTTGACTATTGTTTAGCTAATAATATATATGTTGTTATTACAGGGGATCTCTTTTGTCTAATGCAGGGCAGGGGGGATAATAGAAGAAATAAGTCCGATATTCTACCAGAACATAACAATTATAAATATTTAGATTCTATTGTAGAAACAGCTGTAGAATGGTTTACACCATATGCACATATTTTAACTGTAATTGGTTATGGAAATCATGAAACTGCTATAATTAAATGGCAAGAGACTGATATATTACAAAGATTTGTAGACTTGTTAAATCATACTACAGGATCTAATGTTTTTACAGGGGGTTATGGAGGCTGGATTATATATGAGTCACATATAAAATCAAATGTAAAGGCTAGTTTTAAACATAAATATTTTCATGGATCTGGTGGTGGAGGAATAGTAACTAAAGGTGCTATTAATCTTACAAGAGCTTTAGAAACATATGAAGGATTTGATTTATTTTCTATGGGACATATTCATGAAAACAGTTGTAGAAATGATAGTAGAGAAGTTCTACATGTACATTCTGCTGTTACCGAAATAAGATTAAAACAAATACATCATTGTATAACTGGAACATATAAAGAAGAATATGAAGATGGTGCTCAAGGGTGGCATGTTGAAAGAGGTGCTCCTCCAAAACCATTAGGTGGTAGAATAATTATGCTTACTTCTAAGGTAGGTAAAAAAGGAACTATAGAAAAATCAATTGATAGTAAAGGCTTTCCATTGTAATTAATTATTTGTATATTGTAATATGAAGAAAATTGACATGGGTAAGTATATTCTACTTATAGGTAATGATGCTACTGAAGTCTTTGATTACTATAAAGTAGAAGAGATGCACGGGTTAAATAGAAAAGATGCTCAAGCTGAAGAAGTAGATAAGACTGTTGGTAATGGAGTTTATATTTATGGATTAACTAACTATGATCCCGCAGATAAAAAGTTAACTGCTAAAGATCCATACAAACCGTTCTTGTTTATTAACCTAGGTACTTTTAAGAAGTATTCTCTTACAGAAAAAGCTACAGGTATAATGCATGAAACTATGCACATGAGTATCTTACTTAATAACTGGAAGATCACTGATAAAGAAGAAGAAGTAATAACTTATGCTGAAGATGAAGCAAACAAGATTATAGAAAAGTTGGGGGTTGATAAAAAGGAAAAACCTAAGAACGGGTTTTTTAAAAAATAAATTATTATATTTGTTCAACCAATAAAATAAATATATGTCAGAATCAACAACAATCCTGTCTTTAGTTGAGACAGATGGTGGAATAGAAGTCCACATGAGTGAGAAAGCCTATGATAACTTTGCTTTAATAGGTCTATTAGAAAAAATAAAATTAGATCTACTGAACCGTCCAAATCCTACAGTGCAAGATTTGAGGCCACTTTCCAAGGTAGATGTTCCACAGAATTATGATGCGTAAATTTTTAAAACCAACAATATGAAACCGTTTAAACAATTAAGAGGGAGAACTATTCTAGTGAATATCCCAAAAAGAAAAGAGTCAACCATCCAATTAAGTGCAAAGGATGAAGACATGATCATGCAGGAAGCTGTAAAGATGTGGAATAAACTTACTATTTATGCCATAGGAGATAAAGTAGAAGATGTATCTGTAGGAGATGTTGTATACATCCGCACCAGTTCTCTCAATATGGAAACTGTAGAAAGAATAGATATTGATGGCGAAGTTAAACTTGTCCTTAATGAAGGAGACGTAGTTATTGTATGGTAAACCCATCTGCCAAAAGATATAAACTAATTATGAATACTAAAGAATCTTGCCCAACTGTAAAACAGATAAGTGATATGCTTTCTCCTATAGATCTTTCCAATAGAATAGTCACATTAGAAGATAGTCCTCATGAAGTGTTTGATGTTTTAGAAGCGTGGAATCTTGATGATGATTTTTATTTAGGCAATGTAATTAAGTATGTAGCCCGAGCTGGTAAGAAAAATAATTCTACAAAAAAAGAGGATTTACAAAAAGCTTTAGTATATTTACAAAGACGAATTGATTCATTATGATAAAAGGAATTATATTTATTGTTACTATTGCTGTTATTGCATTCTTGTATTTAGTACATAGTGCCATGATTAAACCTATATATAACAAGATGCATAATGTATGGGAATCTGATAAAGAAGGTAAAAATATTGCTGACTTTACACTTATCATTATGTTAGTTATTGCGTTTATACTAGGTGCTATAATGTTTTAGTTCAACCTCTCCCTTATATATTCCAAAAAATCCTTAGATTAATTTCTAAGGATTTTTTTTATTCAAATATTTTTTGTATATTATAGTAAGTATATATTTATAAAATAGTTAATCATGGCAACTTACCCAGAATTTAAAAGTCCACTTATAAATGTGTGGCAGTATCTAAATAGAAACCTTCCATACTTTAGGAAAGCATTAGGTATAGTACAAGAACCAGTAGCTACTATAGGATTTGATCCGGAATGTGCTTCTAGTTGTAATAAAGTAAATAATTACACTTTAACAATTGATGGTCAACAGTTTGATGTTTACAGACTTCAAGGAGTTGTTACAATGCAAGACGGTGTATCAGTCTATGCTAGAGTGTTAGGTTCACTTACTACATCTTCTCCAGTATTGACTATAGTTAAAAATTCTACTGATGTTGAAGCATTTGATATTCTTTTTCAAACTACTAATACTGCAATTTGTACAGGATCTTTAGTTACAGATGCTGATCCATTAAGTATTACTGTTGGAGAAGTTTTACCAGTTGATTTATTATTTGTAAATACAGATAATACAATTACAACTGCTGATGAGCATTTCTTTTATATAATTGGAGGAGCTAGTTTTCCTTTTGATTGCCTGGTAAATGTTGACTTAGAAGTTGCAGTAGTAAAAGGATCTACAGTAGAATATAGCACACTTTAATAATATTAAAAAATAGAAATCATGGAAGAAAAAATTCTTATACTAGAAGACCAATACGGAAACAGTTTAGAAAATTTTGAAATAGAAGGTGACTGTCAATGTCTTTACTTAAAGGCTGATGGAAGTCAAGAAGAAGTTTTAAATCAAGCATTTACAAAAGGTGTTATTCAAGGTGACTTACCAAAAAGAACAACAGATGTAACTGATATAATATTTAATGTAAATTTAGGAAAGAATCAAGTATATGATTCAGCTGCTAAAAAGGTTACTGATAAAAATTTAACTACTCCTGAGAAACTCCCTTTAAACAAAAAACCAATTAGTAAAAAAGAAAGAGTTGAAAGAGTAAAAATGAAAACTGATCAGTTAAAAATGGCAGTTACAAACAGATTATCAAACCGAGTTTAATTATGGTAAAGTTTGTAGCAGTATCACCAGATCCTTATCTAAAAACTGAGAATGATATGGCTCCTGCTAAGTTTGGGCATCTTAATGCACTCTTAGCAAATGCTAGAAGAGAATTCTCTGACAATGCTGCAGCTATTGCTGCAGGATTAAAAGTAGGAGAACTATATAGTACTCCAGATGGAACAGTAAAAATTGTAAAATAATAAAAATTAGAAATCATGGCAGATGAAATAAAAACACCACTTGATGGTGTTAAAGCAGAATTAGCAAGAAAGTCAGTAAGTGTTACAGTAAACACTATTACACCAACTGTATATTTAACAGGAGATTATAGTGCAACACCTGAAGCAAAAGCAAAAGAACTAACTAAATTGTTTAAAAATTTATTAGCTTCAGGTATTTGGGAATCAGCTGAAGATGCTGCATTAGACGGAGTACCTACTGGAACTTTTATTATAGTAGACGATCCAAACACTGAAGAAACTGATTTTACTGTAGAGGTTGTATCATATTACAGAAGTAAAAAAGACGAAGCTGTTAAAGTTAAAGCATAATCAAATACCCTGAGTAATCGGGGTATTACTTTTAAAACTAAAAAGGTATGTCAATAGGAAATTTAAAAGACTATGGGAATAAAGGAAATAATTTTCCATGGCAACTTAAGATGTTACAAGGTCAACAATGTGCTTGTGATGCTCTACAAGGAATTGTAGATAACACGGATCAAGTAGAACCATTGTTGGTACAAATATTAGCTGCTATTCAAAATGGTACTGACTTTGAAGCATTCTTGGTTGTTGATGCTAATGATGTTACATGGTTAGAGGTAAGAATTTGGAATGGTACTACATTTGATCCACCTGTATACTTTGCAGTTGGTTCAAACACACCCGGTACTCCAGTAGCTCCTATTTCTTATATCAATCCTAATACATACTTAGCTCAGATTGTATCAAATACTGCTAATCTAATCTCTATAGAGGCAGGAACTCCTGATGCATTAGGACAAACTACAATGGCTAACTCAATGCCTGTTACTATTGCATCTGATCAAACAGCATTGCCAGTAACAGACAACGGAGGTTCTATTACAGTAGATGGTACTTTTGCAACGGAGACAACATTAGCAACAGTTGCCGCTGATTTGGCACTAATCTATACAAATTTACAACTCAATACAATATCAGTAGCTAACATAGATACAAAACTTACAGCAGCAGCTAGAACTCCTGGTATTAGAACTTTTGTAAATGTACCAGGTGCTGTAGTTTCTGGATTGTATAGCTTTTCAATTGCTAATGTTGGATCTGCTGCAGGATTAGTAGATGGTGAAGTATTACCAGCAGGAGTTACAATTAACTTTGATGCAGGTGCCTTAAACAATACATTAGGAGGTTTATCATTTGATGCAACAGGAACTACTTATGTAGTAACTACTATATCTTAAGATTATGAGTACACTAATCCTAACTAATCCTTTACAGATAGCACCTACTAATTATGGTTTATTCTCTCAAACAGGGAATAGTACTATAATCACTAATACTACTGTAGAAAGTAGTCTTATTAATGGTGGTGTAGGTTCATTAACTGTTCCTGCTAATGGATTTAAAGTAGGAGATAGTTTTAGAGCTGTGTTTGGTGGTGTAATGAATGCTAATAATAATCAAAATATTACAATCAGAGTTGATTCAGGACCTATTGTCCTTTTAGATAGTGGTCTACAGAATCTGGGAAGTAGTGTTATAAATGATGTATGGTCTTTAAATGTAGATTTTACTATAAGATCATTAGGGGGTCCAGGTGTAGCATCTATTGTTACTTTAGGTTCATTTCATTATACAAAAACTAATAATGCCTCTGTTCAAGGTTTTGCTTTTAATGTAGTAAATAATACAACATTTGATACAACAATTCCTAATGCAATAGATGTAACAGCTCAATGGCAAGTTGCTTCTACAGGAAACAACATCTACAGTGACATATTTATCTTAAATAAGATATACTAATGAGTAGCAATATAAATAGAAATTTACCTGGTGATGCATTTGATGCAGCAACAACTGCTAATACACCATCTGGTACAAATCCATATGCAACTATAGCTGATTTACCACAAGCAGTTTCAAGTGGTACTCAGCTATTAACTGGTGGAGCATCATGGTCTGGTACAGGGATGGTCTTTGATGTTACAGTTTTAACCTATCAGATTGCTGGTGTTAATTACACATCTACTGCTACATCAGTAACTCTTGCTGTTGGAGATCCGAGTGATCCAAGATTTGATGCAATTGTTGTAGATGAATTTGGAGTAGTTTCAGTTCTTTCTGGAATACCTTCAGCAAATCCAATTACACCAACTATACCTGGAGATCAAGTATTAGTTCAATATGTTCTTGTAAATGCTGGAGCTATAACACCGGCTATTACAGATGAATGGGTATATAGAAACAGTCAATTAGGTGATTGGCAAGGAAGTCCCTCTAGTACAACAGGTTCCCCCTCTGCAGTTTGGAGTAGTCCAACACCAAGTCCTTTTAGTGGAGCAGCTTGTTTACTTGCAACATATACTGCCTATTCAACTGGAAGATATTTACGATTTATAGCACCTGCTCCAATAAGTAGATCAACTTATGTAGGATTAACTTTAAGAGTGTATTTAACTCAAAACTTAAATACACTTCCTGATGGACAAAGAAGACCGTTTGTTTGGCTAAGAGGAGGACCATCATTTACAAGTTTTGGTATTAGATATTTAGATCAGCATGGTCTAAATCCTACTTTAGTAGGAGTATGGCAGCAAGTTACAATACCTACTGTTCTTTTTACAGCTAATGCTGGAGTTACAGATATAAGAGTTGTTGACTTATATTTACGTAAAAATACTACTACACCAAATACTGCTGTTAATATTGCTTATGATGATATTGTATTTCAATCAGGTTTTGGAACTTCATCAGCACTACCAACAATAGATATACTTGATAATGGAACTGTAATTGGTTCAACAGGAAAACTTAATTTTATTGATGGTCCTGGAGTAGAGTGGTCTGTTATAAATGATGCTATCAATAATAGAATAAATGTAGCAGCTAACTCTGTAAATGCTTATGTAACACCAGAGTTAAATCTTGTAGGTAGAACTCTTTTAGACACAGATGCTGGTAAATTCTTAATGGTTGATTCTGTTTCTGCAGAGTCAATGCAAGTTCCAAGAAATAATGTCATTGCAGTACCAATAGGTACAGTAATTAAAATTACTCAACAAGGAAGTGGAGTTGTTAGTATAGGAGCCATGTTTGGTGTATCTTTATTATCAGCAAATGGTTTAATATTTCCAGCACAACATGTTGTAGCAACATTGACAAAAACAGATATAGATACGTGGTATATAGAATATAGTAATTAAGATATGAAAACAATATTTACAAAATTAGTAATGTCAGCAGGATATAGGGATACAGCTCATTTTATAGACAGTGCTTTTCATCCACAATTAGGTGGTACTTGTGCTGGAATCAGTGCTTTTTTTGCAGGGATAGCCTATTATTTTAATGCTGTATTTGGAATAGTTTTACCAGTAGGTATTGGTATTATACTCTTGTTTGCTCTTGAGTTCTATACAGGTCTTAAAGCTTCTAAGAAAGAAGGTAGAAAATTTGACTCAGAACTCTTTGGAAAAGGTTGGTTTAAGTTATTTGTGTATATGTTGATGATTGGTATATCTAATGCTATGGCTGATAATATTACAATTAGACCTATCTTTGGAGTAACTTTTAATGTTTATGAATGGCTACACTATGGTTTCTATAACTATATTATTATAAATTTGTTCTGGTCTAATCTTGAGAATTTCAAGAGATTAGGTTGGACAGAACACA